CCGCCACTTCATCCTTTTTGCAGAAGCACCATTATACCAGTAATCCAACTATAAACCACATCAATACAAGGGGCATGTACAGGAACCTTAAGGGGCCTGTTAATGTGCAACTTTCAAAGGAGTAATACACAAATGGAAAACCAACCACAGGTACAGGAAGGGTTAGAACCTAAAACTTCCTATACCAAAGAAGAAGTAGATGCACTTCTACAGTCAGAATCAGACAAACGAGTAACCCAAGCCTTAAAGAAGGCAAAGGAAGAAAGTAAGAAGCAGTTAGCCGAAGCTGAAAAGCTAGCAAAAATGAACCAAGAAGATAAGTACAAGTATGAACTTGAAGCAAAAGAAGCTGAAATAGCCAAGAAAGAAGCAGAACTTAACATAAGGGAAAATAAGATACAAGCTTTAAAAATCATGGCAGACAAGGGCATACCAGCAGAATTAGTAGACTACATTACTACACCAGACGCAGACGAAACCCTATCTAATATCAATATCTTCCACAAAGCATTTAAAGCAGCAGTACAAGCAGAGGTATTAAAGGTAATGCCTAAACAGGGCGCACCTAAAGCGGGCGTAGTTCTTCCGCATGAAATGACAAAGGACGAATTTAGTAAGCTTACCTTTTCACAGCGGGTGCAACTAATGAACGATAACCCAGAACTTTACAACAGATTGAAATAACATAGGAGATGTAAACATCATGCCAGAAACCAGAACCCTTTTAACAAACATGATTAATCCACAGGTTATGTCTGATATTATATCAGGCGAACTTGCAAGCAAAATTAAAGTAGCCCCACTTGCCAAGATTGACAACACGCTTGAAGGCAGAGCGGGTAACACTATCACAGTTCCAGTATACGCTTTCATTGGCGAAGCAGCAGACTTAGCAGACGTAGAAGGCGCAACGACAGTACTTAGCGCATCCAGCACGACAGCTACAGTCAAGAAGGCTTTCAAGGCTGTAGAAATCACAGACGAAGCTTTAAATTCAGGCTTTGGCGACCCGCTAGGCGAAGCTGGTAAGCAGCTTGCTTTGTCTTTAGCAGGCAAGGTAGATACAGATGCACACGCAGCACTTACGGCTATCGCATCAGGCAAGACATATGACGGTACAGCCGCTATCATCGGATATACACCAGTAGTTAACGCTATTGACTTGTACGAAGATGAGGAACAGGGCGAAGCAATGTACCTGATTATTCATCCAAAACAGCTTACACAGCTTAGACTTGATTCTAAATTCACGCCAGCTTCCGAGATGGGCGACAGAGTTATTGAATCAGGCGTAGTAGGTATGATAGCAGGATGCAAAGTTTTGCTTTCTAAGAAAATCGCTACGGCTTATGTATCTGGAACGTCAGGAGCCAAGAAATATGTCAACTTCATTGTTAAGCCAGGTGCTTTAACCATTTATGTAAAACGCGAAGTAGACGTAGAGACGGACAGAAACATCAAGACGAAGACAACGATTCTTGCAGCAGATATGCACTATACGGTAGTGCTTTCGGACGCTTCCAAAGCTGTAAAGATGGAAGTCTTAGAAGTAACCGCGTCAGCGGGTTAACGATAAAGGCGGGTATACATCATGGATAATATCAAGTTACTGCTTGGAATAGCAGATACAAGTAAGGATGCCTTGCTTACCCTGCTTACATCCATAGCAGAAGATGAAGTAAAAGCTTACTGTAATATAGTCGATATACCCGCCAACCTTGGTAACGTGATAGCCGAAATAGTTGTCATAAAGTACAACCGTATAGGAAGCGAGGGTATAGCATCCCAGAACTTTAGCGGGGCGGCTGAATCCTTTACCGATTCATACCCCGCTTCAGTTCTAGCGGCTTTACAGCGTTATAGGCGGGTGAAGTTCCTGTAATGAATAGGCAGATGAAAGCTGTAACCCTTAAAAGTTACACAGGACAGACACAGGACGCTTTAGGCGCACTTCACGACACTTATTCTGACACATCTATTAAAATGGCTATCAGCACCAATTCAGGCAGTAAGCTTAATTCTAATAGCATCCTGTATGAAGATAGTACGCACATCGGTATAACCAAGGCAATTGTCACAGTAAATGACACTGTTACAGAGGGTGACAACACCTATACAGTAGATTTTGTTTCCAGTGGCAGTAGGTATAACCAAGTCTTTTTAAAGCTGGTGAAATAATGGCGAATAACATAAGCTTTGATGCCAGCGAAGTCTTAGGTAATCTTGATACCTTCAAGCAGCAACAGCTACCACAAAATATAACAGATGGCTTGGAAAAAGCCACGATGTACATAGAAGCAGAATCTAAGAAACGCTGTCCCGCAGGAGATGGCATACTACGCGCATCTATTACCCACTACGTAGATACAGGAGGAACTACAGCTACAGGTTATGTGGGTAGTAACGTAGAGTATGCGCCTTATGTACATCAAGGCACAGGCATATACGCTTTGGAAGGCAAGGGTAGACAAGATGTACCTTGGAGTTATCAAGACATAAAGGGCGAATGGCATACAACAAAAGGTATGAAGCCTACACCATTCATGCAGGAAGCAATAGACGCTAATTTAGGGCTTCTGACAAGCTTTTTTAAGGGGTTATTAGGCAAATGATAATAGAAGACATACTAAGTATACTTAAAGCTGATATAGCCCTTAAAGCCTTATTAGGGGCCACAGCGACTGACACTAAAATATATCCATACAGCACCAAGAAACAGGCCAACAGCATTGTATATATCTTAAGCCCTGTATTTGACGCTGATGCTAAAAGGATAGATAAACTAGAGATACATATTATTTGCACAGACTTAGCTAATGCTTATGCTATTGATTCTAGGGTAAGAACCATACTTAAGACAATAGGGGATACCCCTAATGGTAGCTTACTGAATGTGGAAGTAAATGGCGGCGGCAGTTTGGAAGATACAGTAAGTAGTACGTATCACATCATTACTTATTACTATATAACGACAAGGAGTTAACAAAACATGCCAGAATTAAAAGGATTCACCCTAGGTAGTGGCAACCTTTATGTAATGGCCTATTCTGGTTCAATGCCTGCAAATACAAGTATTGAAGTGGCAGCAAACCTGATAGGCGAAATTAAAGGCGGGGCTTCTATTGAGTATAAGTTTAGCACTATTGATATCGAAGACGATAACTTTCAAAGAGTAGCAAGCTTTATTGGTAAAGAAGAAGTAACGCTTAAATCAGGTGTTATGAAGTGGAATCTTGACAACCTTGCACAGCTTTCAAGTGGGGCATTGTTAGATGATGCAGTAACAGGTGTAAGAACGCTTAAGATAGGCGGCCTTGGTGCTAGAGAATTGGACAAGTATGTTGTGCATTTTGTTCATACAAAAGCAGACGGTAAGAAAATCAGGGCTACTATGCTTGCAACGTCTTCTAACGGTTTTACACTTGCTTTTGAGCCAGATAAGCAGACTATTGTAGACGCTGAATTTAAAGCTATGGCTTCTGATGCAGCAGGCACACAGCTTATTTATTCTATCGAATACGAAGTAGAGTAACGGCACATAGGGGTAGGTATTCCCTACCCCTTTATTAACAATGAATGGAGATACAAACAATGAATAATATATTGGATTTAGAAGCCATTCTAAGTACAGATACATTGGATATAAAGCTTCTTGATGGAAGCATTATACACCTACGCAAACCAACCTTTAAGGACTATACGACGCTGCAAAGCTTTTTACAAAGGACAGATACAGAAAATAGTACTGTACTGATAGACTTCCTGTTATTCATCCTTAATAGCAACCTTGATAATAAGCAGTTTACACCAGACGATTTAGAAGGCTTTAATGCAACGATGATTATAGCCATTATTAATGCCTACCTTGAATATACACAGGATATCACTTCAAACCCTTTTACTTACCGCCAACCAAGCCAACAGGTGAAGAAGGCGGCACAGAAGAAATAGAGTATATACCACTAATCCATAACGTAGTCATATACGCAAACCAACCATTTACACAAGTTATACTTTTCCCTTTAGATACTTTCCTATTAATGGCAAAGCACCACATGATTGATGAACTAAACAAGACAGAAGAAGGTAGGCAGTACCTTATAGACTGTCAACGTTTACAAGAAACAGAACCTGATGAAGCAGCCATTATGAAAGAAATACAGAGGATGAAAAGGAAGTGAATTAAATGGCTGGTTTTTTAGATTTAGGCGCATTACGCATAGGCATTACAGCCGATGCTACAGAAGCTAATGATGAATTTAATAAGACTAAATCTGGCATAAAAGACTTAGACGAAACCACAGGTAAGCATACTGGTAATATACAGTCACACCTTAAGGATAAGTTAGGCGGCGCAGCCAAGGCAGCAGGCGTAGCCCTAGCAGGATTGGCAGCAGCAGGCATAGCAGCATTAGCAGGCTTAGCGGCTAAAGGTATAGACTTAGCTTCTGACTTAGCAGAGGTACAAAACGTAGTTGATACTACTTTTGGTGATAAAGCAGCTTTAATTAACGGATGGGCAGTAAATGCAGCGGGTGCTTTTGGTTTAAGTCAGCTTGAAGCTAAAGGCATGACTGGTACAATGGGCGCAATGCTTAAAAGCATGGGCCTTACCAGTGAACAGACTTTAACCATGTCAGAAGGCTTAGTAGGCTTAGCTGGCGACTTTTCAAGCTTTTATAACCTATCACATGATGAAGCATGGGAAAAGATACGTGCAGGCATAGCAGGCGAGACAGAACCCCTTAAGCAGCTTGGTATTAATATGTCTGTGGCTAACCTTAATGCTTATGCCTTGGCGCAGGGTATCAGCAAACCATATGAAAAGATGTCACAGTCAGAACAGACGATATTAAGGTATAACTACTTGATGTCTGTAACCAAGGACGCACAAGGTGACTTTGCTAAGACTTCTTCTTCATGGGCCAACCAGACACGTATAGCACAACTTAATATTGAAAACTTAGCGTCAGGACTAGGTACTAAACTTCTGCCTTCCCTTGGTAACGTACTACAAATATTTAATAAGGTAGCCGAAGAATCAGGCAGTGATGCTTCTAAGTTTATAGCCAATATGGGTAGTATCGTTGATGCTGGCATGAAGGCTGTAGAAGAAATCCTGCCTATACTTACTGGCCTTGCTACAGATATAATCAACGGCATTATAACCATACTGCCTAAGATTATCGAGTTAGGCGGGCAAATCATAATAAAGCTGGTTACTGGCTTAGTAGATATGCTACCACAGATAGCAGCCGCAGCAGGCCAGATAGTAGGCGAGTTAGCAGCGGGTATTATTACCAATTTGCCACAAATAATAGGGGCTTTCCTACAGGCTATACCTATGATTATCGGCGGCTTTGTAGCAGGGCTTTTAGGGCTTGGGGATGCCTTTAAGGATGCTATAGAAAAGGCTGGCGCACTTCGTAAAGAGATAGACGATTTAACAGCAGCAGCCGAGAAAAGCAATGATGCCTTTAAGGAAAACATAGATAATGCAGAAAAAGAAGCCATTGTAAGCCAAAACATGGCTGATGAACTGTATAACCTTGCAGCCAAAGAAAACAAATCCAATGAAGAAAAGGCAAGGATGAAATTCCTTGTCGAACAGCTTAACAAGATATATCCACAACTTAACCTTAAGATAGATGAAGCCACAGGTAAGCTTAGCCTTGAGAAAAAAGCCATTGAAGAAGTCATTAAGGCTAAATGGGATGAAATCAAGCTTAAGGCTTATGAAGATGTACTTATTGAAAAGGAAAAAGAGAAGGTACAACTGCTTGAAGCCAGAAAAGAAGCCCAAGATAAGGTAACTGAATCAGAAGCTAAATATCAAGCTATGATAGGGCAAGGCGGGCCTTTCTATGAAATCCAGAAAGTACAACTGGAACAGGATAGAAAAACCTTAGCTGACTTAGACGCACAAATAGAAAAGAATACAGCCGATACCAATACATATAAGTCACAATATGCTGATATGACTACTGCTAATGCGGCGGCTTCAACGACTGCAAAAGATACCATAGTAGCCAATGAACAGGAAACGTCAGCAAAGACAGCCGAAGAACAAGCAGTAAGACAGAAAGCGCAGGAAGAATACGCTAAAAAGCTGGAAGATACTACCCAAACACATGTAACCCAAATGGATAGTATCTATGATAAAGAAATCAGTGTCCATAAGGAAACCATTAAGCAAGTAGAAAAGAACCTTAAAACACAGGTTAAACAGTTTGAGGACTGGCAAAGCGATATTCAGAAGTTGGCAGGGCGTGTACCATCTTCTGTATTAGCTGAATTAGAAAAGCTTGGCCCAGAATCGGCCCCACTTATCAAGTCTTTAGTTAGCGCCAATGACAAGGATTTAGGGGAATTTGTAACGGTATGGGAAAAGAAAGGCGCAGCCGCTAAGAGTGCCGCAGTAACTGAATTAGGCGGGATGCCAGATGAAGTTAAAACGGTAGTGACTGACACTAATACAGTACTTAATGACACAACTACTGTAGCAACCAGTTCAAAAAACTTAGGCAAAACTATAACAACTGGCGTAAAAGAAGGCATAAATGAAGGTAAAGCCAGTGTGGTAAGCGCAGCTACCAGCATAGGCGAAGCCATTATTAATGGCATGAAGCAAGGCTTAAATAACAAAGTGGGTAGCTTACTGGTAAGGGCTAGAGAGATAGCAAACGAGATTACCAAAACCATAAAAAAAGCCTATGATATCAATTCACCTTCAAGGGTATTTGCGCAAATAGGCCAGTACATGGCAGAAGGCTTAGACGTAGGATTTAGTAATCAAATGTCTAAGGTAACGAAGAATATCAATAACCTGATGCCTATACCGAACTACAGCACAGCAGCGGTATTGAGTACAGGCAGCACTTCAAGGCAAGCACCAGCAGCGGCAAGTAACAAGACAATAACCCAAAATATAAACTTCACTTCAAGGCAGTTAAGCCCATATGAACAACAGCTTCAAGTCAGAAGACTTTCAAAAGAATTGGCTGGTGCATTTTAATCATGGAACAATTTACCTTTATGAATAGCCTAGGTAAATCAATTACTTTTGCTTATGATACAGATTACATTTTAAAGGGATATGACGGATTAACAGCAACTGAAATAGTGCCTATTACGACTTCTGGTTACATGCAGAGTGGTAACACCTTTATTGACAATAAACTTGGCGTTAGGATTATTGGTTTAGCCTTCTACACGCAAGCGCCAACTATGGCGAGCTTTTACGAAAAAAGAAGATATATTGAAAAGGTGTTTAACCCTACTCTTGGTGAAGGGGTATTAACCTACAACAACGACTTCTTAAGCAAATCCATAAGCGCTGTTGTTTCAGCTTCACCTACGCCAATAGAAAAATTCAGCGGGTTTCAACTTTTCAATGTTGAACTGATAGCCAACAATCCATTCTGGTATGACACGAATATTAACGCACTTAAGCTTGGCGGCTTTATCGGGGGCTTAACATTACCCTTTGCATTTAACCCTTACATTACCCTAGCACAGAAGGGCGCAGTAGCTAACATCAATATCAACGGGGATGTACCTTCACCAATCAGGGTAGAGTTTAGGAACGATTCTACAAATCCAAAGCTTACCCTTGTTAATACAGGGGAGTTTATTAAACTGGAAACTGAAATAGCAGATGGTGAAAAGGTAGAGGTTAACACAGCATACGGCAACAAAACAGCAATTCGTACCAATACCAGCGGTGCACAATCCAGCGCATATCATTTAGTTTCAACAGATAGTACATTCTTTAGTCTACCAGTAGGCGAAAACAGAATAACCTTTGAAGGTAGTGCAGGAACACCAGAAGTATATGTATTTTGGCGCAACCTGTATGTGGGGGTATAACATATGGCAGAGATTAAATGTTATACCTTTGATAATGCCACAGGTATACTTACAAAAGTAGGCATTATCGATGACTTCACTAGCTTTAGCTTTAAAAGGGGTTACACAAATGTTGGCGAATGGCAGTTAGTACTTGACGGTAATTCCGTTAATGCCAGCCGAATAAAGGGTATGCAGATTATAAGCGTATCCGATGGTGTAGCAGGCCTTGTCAGCAAGTGTGAAGAATCCAATACAGATAACCAGCATACAATAACATACACAGGCGTAGAACTCAAAGGAATAGCCGCACAAAGAATCATCATACCGCCAGCAGGGGCCGCATATCAAGAATATACAAATCAGGCCCCAGAATACGTTATAGCACAACTTATCACACAGCAGATAATAAACCCTTCTGATACCAGTAGACGCATTGCAGGAACGCTAGCGGCCTATACGAGCGACGCAGAGCACATTAACTTTAGTGGCAGATTCGATAATGTAGACGATGCAATACAGACTATAGCTAACACTTATCATATTAAATGGTATGCCGACATACAGGATGATGCAATAGTATGGCATATTTCCTATGGACTGGACAGAAGCATTAGCCAAAGCGAAAATAGCCGCATGATTGTAAGTAACACTTTAGATAGCTTTGGTAATTCAACGGTAAACATTATAAACCAACTGCCAAATGTAGCTTTGGTAGCAGGACAAGGGGAAGGAGTAGGCAGGGCTACAACCATCGTAGGCAGCGGAACAGCATTAAACAGAAGTGAAGTCTATATAGACGCTAGAGACATTGCGGATAGCAGCCAATTATTAGCCAGAGGAACAGAAGCCTTGGCGGGTTACGGTGACGCTTTAACCTATTCTGCTACTTTTGCCGAAAGTTTTATAAAAATGTACCGTAACCCCTTTGACTTGGGCGACATTGGTACAATCATAGACGACAGGCTACCTAATGGTTCAATAGACTTTAGGATTACAGAAATAACAGAAGTCTATGAAGGCGATATATTAAGACTTGATGTTACCTTTGGATACGATAGACAGGGATTAGTTGAAACAATCAAAAGAACGGCAGGGAATACACAATCGTTAATCAACTTAGAAAGTTCAAGCAATTTGGCTTTACTTGCATATCCTATAGGTTCAATCTATATGTCAGTAAACAGCACTTCCCCTGCAACATTGTTTGGTGGTACCTGGATAGCTTTTGGAACAGGTAGAACCCTTGTAGGTTTAGATACATCCCAAACTGAATTTAACACAGTAGAAAAGACAGGCGGACATAAAAAGATGCAAACCCATAGTCATGGAGTTGATATTAATACTGGTGGACAAAGCGCAAACCATACCCATGGTATTTATCTTAATACTAGTGGACAGAGCGCAAACCATACCCACCAAGTACCAAGACAAGGGTATGTTGGTTCTGGTAGTGGAAACGGTGCGTCTTTGGCATGGGACTTTTCAAGCGGCTCAAACGATATAGCACAGACATATGGTACGAGTGGAAACCATGCCCACACTTTGAGCGGGGATACTTATGGTGCAAGTGCAGGCCACTCTCATAATGTAAACGGCAATACGGCAAATATCGGAACTGGAGATAGTGAAAACTTACAACCCTATATTACTTGCTACATGTGGAAACGCACAGCATAAAGGAGATTATAACAAATGACAAACTTAGACTTTTACGGCCTGTTTGATTTTACAACAGGTGACGGTGATATTTATCAGTACACTAGTGCTGAATTATCAGATATATTAGGCGGTATTACAGGTGACGGTATTATTAAGGACTATCTTAGTATGCTAGAACCTACGCTATATGGATACACAGTAAGCGTCAATACAGGCGCGGTTATACTTGGCGGCAGATTCGGAAAAAACAGTTCTACGAAAACATTCACTATCGATGTAGAGACAAGCGGCAATAAACGCATAGACATTATTGTAGTCAGATGCAACATACCTAATA